AAACATCACGTAATGTGGTATGCACTTAATTGATAAGATATCTATCATACATTTTTTTGCTAATCCTTCTGGAACGCCATCTGTTGAGGTGTCTCATTAGAATATTTGTGGTTCCAAAATCTTCCTCTAATAATTTGATGTCCATATTACTCCATTGAAATGATGTTGGAATCACTTTGTTTGTTCTGCTATCCCAACCACGCTTTACAGTTGGTGCCATTAGTGATGGTTCATCCAATAAATAATGTCTCTCACCGGTTGCATGTCGTAATTCATGCATGAGTATTTCTAGTAATGGCTGTGATGCTCTCATTACCAGGTTTCCATTAGAATGAGTCTGACCCTTTTTGAAATTAATAGGATCAACTAGATATGCTGGAACTGGCTGTCCTAGTGGAGTAAAGTAAAATTTTGATTCTGGTGAGTCATTAAACTCTATGACACCATTTTTGTCTGAGTTCTTTTGATATAGATATGCATGTGCAAGTACTGTAAGCTTGTTGTCAAATGTATGAATGTCATCAAGAAATGCAATTGTAAAGTCTGTCTGTATAGAGTTTAATTTTTGATATTTTATTTTTTGTGGGATTAATTTTTCTAGTGAATTAAATGCTTCTTGGCCTACTACTCTTTGCATCTTTTTTGATATAATGTCAGGTGTGTGTGATAAGAATTTCCAATCCCAAAATGGTTTCTTTGGCATTTTCCATTTCCATGCTTCCTGACCAGTGTCTATAATATCTAATGGGGTTCCATCCATTCTTTCTAGAACATATTTTGTTCGTGGTGTAAAATTATTTACTATTCTATATCTCAAGTCTTCTGGTTCTGCTACAAGTGAACATCTGATTTGGTCAGAGGAATTAATCATGTGATTGATTTACAATTAAAAGAAAATAAAAAGATAGTGGTGGTGTTATTCTATTTCTTAGCATTTACTAGAGCTGCTGCGATATTCTTACCTGTTAATTGTTGTGCAACAAGTGTTACGGCTACTACAGCTATTCCTATAATTATTGCCTGATATTGACCTAGATCAAATGAACCAGTGAAATTTATCACAGCTCCATTAATCACAGCAACAACCAAAGCAATTCCTACTACTACGAATACAAACGCTAATGAAACTAATAGAATTATTAGTGACCAGTCTTTCAGATCAAAACCTTCTAATCCTGTTTGTGTACTCATTAATTGTTAAAATTTGAACTGTTATTTATTATTATTAATCTTCTTCGTCATGTGTAAGTAAGATGTAACTGATCCATCTAGCCCAACTACATTTAGAATTATGTCGTTGTTCATCATGTGTTGCCATCATCGCATCTCCGAATATCGTCTTAATTCATACATGGCTGACACTCCAAACATCATTAAAGAGTATAGACCTGATCCAATGATTATTTGTTCTGTTGGAAATTCTGTTGCAAAATTGAAAGTTACTAACGGTCCAAAGAAGCTTAACCCTGAGTTGCTTATCATACGTGCTACTGATTTTTTCCATTTCATACTTCATAGTCTCACTTTCATTAGTTTGTAATCGCCTGATTTTTAAATTTAGGTTTTTGCTCTTCTTGTTGTTGCCAATTATTTGAATTACTCCATACTGTTGGTGATGCACGATTAAACTTTCTTTTTGATTTTGATGATCCCCATTGCGAACCCCATTTTAGTTTCTTACCATTCATCCAACGTCTTTTAATTCCTGGGCCTTTCCAAGTTGCTTCACCTGGTGTTGTGTCACCACCGGCAGAAATTGAACCGTCTTGAAGGTTTTCAACACCTAATCGTTCCACTAGACCATCCTCTGATATTATTCCTCTCTCTTCCATGTTGATTAAAATTTCATACTGGTCCTTGTCTATTAGAGTTTCCAGATCTGGTTTGTTTAGATTTAGGTTGATTTTAATCGGGACTGCATCGATGTCATCGGTCTTGAAAAGGATTTGTAAGATTCTGTCATACAGTTGACGTTCGTTGTGGGTTTCAACAATTTCTTGTTGGGGCTTGACTTCAAAGTTGAGGAATCCATCAACTTCTTCTTTTTGTGCATTACCCCCAAGGTTTCCAGCTTTGCCTTTAGATAAGAGGAATGGTGGAATGTTGTAGAAGCCGGCAACTTGATCAATTAGATGATCATCTAATTCTATTAAACCCTTTAAATCTCCAGTGTTAGAACCATTCGATATTAGTTCAACTGCCTGTGTTACTGCAATGTCACGTCCTGCTGAATTATTATTCTTTGATAAGAAGGATCTTAGTACCTTTGATACACTTTTGAAGTCTCTTGGTGGAATTGTGACCTTGAATATTTTTGGCTGATGCCATGTGTATAATGCAGCCTCAATGAAATCCTTACCGTATAGTATTCCCATAACTACACCGATGTCTACCAATGGTAAAATTTTTGATTCTCCGTAAAAGTCACTATTCAATTCTAAGTTGAAATCCTCTGTCATCCAAACCATTCTTTTTGATGATAATCTTCCACCATTCGATGCTAATCCAATAGTTTGAACACTGTCTAGTTCTCCTGTTTCTAAGTCAAGCCAGACTTTTACCTGGTGTTCTGGTCGTATGGTTCTTAATATTCTTGGCATCTCAAAGAACACTTCACCGGTTTCAGTGTTTTTGAATTTTGTTTCTGGAAACATTGCAATACATCCTTGTCCTTGTTCTCTCATGTATCTAAGAGCTCTTTGAAGATGATGTGGATAATCTAGTTTTTGTAAATGAAGATCAGTCCACTCTTTTATTTCCTGTGGTGTCATCTTTGTTTCTTCACCGTTCATTTCTGTAAAGTATGGAACATCTACTCTGCTTTTTTCATCGTTTGCCCAATTTTCCAATTCTTCATCTACAATGTCATGCTTTAGATCTCTTGGCTCTACTGATGTAGTGAATCCAGTTCCAGCAATAAGAAACACCATGAGTTTGTTTGCTCTGTTAATCCAGGAAATGTTTTCATTTAATGCTCTAAACTGACCTCGTTGGGTCCCTGTGTATGGATCTTGTGATGGAAAAATATTGTAATTTTTTAATGGTTCGTCTTTTATGGATATATTCACATGTCTTTGTTCTTTCCATTTGGAAGGCGTTCCTTTGAAATGATTGAGTGAAGTTTTATTCCATGAACTTATACCAAGAGTTCTTCTTGCTGTTCTTACTGCAATGTCTACTGTATTTGAATTGTTAATGTTAATGGATGATCCCATAACTTGAATAGTTCTTGCCAATCTGATTTAGATTAGTCTGATTAAATATAAGAATTCTTGTTATCACCAAGAGTGACCAAATGCAGTATTAGTGAATTGGTTTAGAACATCTCGTTCTATCTCATCAATTCCCATTTCGTCTTGCTCATCAACATAAGTCTCTATTGCTGCTGGTGGTAATCCAATGATGTATGGTACTGCAATGTAACAATTTATTGCCAAAGCCCAAAATCTATCGTCATGTGTTCCTGATGGGTGTTCGTATCTTCTATTGCCGGCATCACTGATCACTTTTTCCTGTTGTTCTATTTCTCTGACTACAGAGTCACTTCGTTCAATTTCTAATATTTTAGCCTGAAATAGAAATTTTACTACACCCACACAATCAAGTTTTGTAGGGTTTGATAATGTTACAGGCTCCATTGGTAATGATTGATTGAACAAATATGCTACGCCAATACCAACACCGGTTTCATCAAATCCTATATGATCAAATTCTACTTTTTCATTTATTGTTTGTACATCCTCTGCGATGTTTGGATATTTTGTATGAGGCCAGTTAAATGCTCCATGCTGTCTTAGTTTTTGTCCGTTCCACTTTGTACCAAACAGTGAGGTGTGATCAACACGTTCTGCCAGGTCTAAACCACCAATCTTTATTGTCTCTGGTAGTTGTGGCAAGTCATTAAAATCAATTCCAATTCTTTCATTCTTTTGCTGCCATGCTAAAAGAAAGTCAGAACGTCCACCTACAGTCATTCAACTGCACCTCTCATTTCCAAACAAGTAGTATGTTCGATTATTGTGCCATCTTCTAAATATGTATAATCTTGACCGACTTGAATAGGTTCATGACATTCATTACAAATCATTAATGGTTCTAAATTTTTTAATTCCTCTATTGAATTATCCTTTGTAGATTCTGACATGATGATAATTAATTTGCTCTCTCACTTGTGATATAAGAATTAATACCAACTGCTTTCATATGTGCTGGAACTATGTGTAGCTTATCACCGCATCTTTTACACACTGGATTTTTCATTGATGGTAAATTAGATACAGGATAAAAATTACACGTTCTACAAAAAATTATATTCATTATTGGGTATCTGTCACTTTTTGCAATTAATGGCAATCTATCTATTATCGGTGTGTCTGTTTTTTCTTCATAGGATTCTCTATATTGTTGTTCTATTTTTCTTGATGTCTCTATCATCAATTGTGAAATGTCTGGATATAGTTTAGTTAGACAGTACATGCATAATTGTTTAGTTATCCCTGCTTTTCTATACATGCCTTTTGGTTTTCTAATTCCACAATTATCACAAAGATTAATCGCCATTACTCACTTTTCTCCTTTTTTCTTTCTATTGTAAATAAAAGATGAAACAATACTCGCATATACAGAACCAATAAAAAATCCTAAACTTACAGCACCAAATTCTGTTAACATTGACTCTTGTCTCCTTTTGACATTCTTTTCAGAGATTTTCTTCCAAATTCTGTTGCAATAGCGATTTGAAATGTTTTAGAAACTAGGGAATTTGCATCAAAATCATATTCTTGAACTAAAGTCAATACTTCATCTCTCATTTTCATAACCTTGGAATGAAGTTCTACAAGTTGCTCTTCGGATAGTTTTTTTAATTCAGGCATCTAACTTCTACCCTCT